TAGCTTATGAGAACAGTAACTTTGATCCTGAAGTTGATGGCGGCTCACAGTTTATAGATTTAACAACTTTATTTGGTGAGCAAGAGGTAATCAGTAAAGACTCTGTTGATGAATCTCCTGGTATCTATCAAATCAGCGTTTATACAAAATCAGGTGTTAGCGTAAAAACAGCATTAAATACAGTCGACACAATACTTGCTAACTATCGACACAACGACACATTTACAAACGGCGCACAAACTGTTTACATATTAAATAGCAGTAGAAACGCAGGAAGAAATGATAACGGATGGTACATTATAGATATATCTATCGTGTTTAAGTCTGATATTTTGCGCTAGCCTAATAGCGTGTTAAAATACAATTAATTATTAAGATAAGGGTTTTATTATGGCTGGTGAAATTAACGGTACTAATGTCGTTATTGCAAACGGTACAGGTACGATAGTTGGGCAGATGGAAATGACATTAACTTATAATGGCACTCCTATTGATATTTCAAATAAATCTGCTGGTGATTTTGTCGCGCTTTTAGATGGTGAATTGTCAGGCAAGCAACTGCAAATGTCCGGTACTCTCGTTTATAACGATGATACACAATACAGGAAGGTTCGTGCTGACTCCATAGTGGGCACTCAAGATACTTACACTGTTACTTATGTAAGTGATGCAACTGTAGATGAAGCATTTAGCGCATCAATGGTCCCGAACGGATTAAGTGATGCATTACCTCATGGTGATAAGGTTGCAACAACAATGACCTTCTTGTCGTCTGGAACAGTAACGCATACCCCGGCTAGCTAATGATTAAACTTTGCTATAAAGAATACCCTTTCAAGATTAGCCTTGCAGCGTGTAAGGCTTTTTTTGATAACACAGGGAAAGATTTGCAATACGTTTTATTGTCATACCTGGAGGCATGTAAAGATTCTGTTGGTATGGATGTCGTTAGTAGGATGAAATTCTTTCATGGCGTGTGTGACTTTGAGTCTGCTAGTTACGCAATACATAGCCTAGTTAGGTCTGAGAATAAAAACATTCCTTTGTCTGAGATCCAAGATGGTATGTTTAAAGTCAGTTGGATGCCTAGCGATAGATCTGATGATTTAAGTGAGCCTTGGCCCTTAGTGATGGTTGATATTGCAACACAAGTAAATAATTACTTCTCTGATAATATGCCTGTAAAAAAAAAGGATATAAAGGAGTCATCAATAGAGGATTAGAGCCATTCACCTTTAATTATTGGCAGTGGTTCAAGTCATGCGTAAAAGATTTAAATATACAGCCAAGTGAAGCGTGGCAACTAGATTTTGTTGAGATATACAATCTATTTGATCTTGGCAACAAATCAGATATAGATATTAGCATTATGCTAAACTTTGAAAGAATTCAAAACGGGGCTAGTAGAGAATGGCTACAGAAAGTTTAATAGTAGAGCTTGACGCCCAAACCGAAAAGCTAACCAGAAAACTAAATGAGATAGATTCAAAGCTTGGTGGCGTTAGCAGATCAACCGTAAAAGCTGAAAGCTCATTAATAAAAATGGGTAAGACGGCAGCAATAGCGGCCACAGCAGCAGCGGCAGCAATAACCACCACCGCAATAGCAGCAGCCAACTTTGCCAAAGAAGTTCAGGTTGCAGCAAATAGATCTAATTCCACAGTTGAAGAGATGCAATCACTAGCCTTTGCAGCTAATACTGTTGGGATCTCATTAGAAAAATTAGGCGATATAGGCAAAGATACCAACGAGAAAATAGGGGAATTCCTAGCCACAGGCGGCGGAGGTTTTGTTGATTTTGTTGACGTAATGAGATTAAGTGGAGAGGAAGCAAGAAAGGCTGCATCTGAATTTCAAACAATGTCTGGCCCTGCCGTATTGCAAGAAATGACAAAACGGATGGAAGAGGCTGGAGTTTCTAGTAACCAGATGAGCTTTGCGCTTGAGGGTCTAGCTAGTGACGCAACTGATTTACTCCCATTACTAAAGGATAGTGGCAGAGAATTAAATAGACTCAAGGGTGAGTTTGAAGACTTAGGTGTTGTTTTATCTCAAGAGCAAATAGACAATCTTAGAAAAGTAGGCGAAGAATTTAGCAAGCTTGGTGCTACATTTGGCGCAGAAGGACGCCAACTCGTTGCTGATTATTCCGATGAATTAATAACTGCAATAAACGCAATAAAAACACTAGGCGTAACCTCGATAGATGCATTTAATTTAATCTCTACAGGGTGGGGAAATATAATTGAGCTTGGCAAGGCCGCTATAGATGACCTAGTGAATGGTACTGACACATTTGGCGAGACATTAATAGAAAGGACAGAGCTAACTCAAAATGCACTGAAGAAGCTCATGGGTGAAAGTGACAAGGTGCTACAGATAACAATCACTAAAGGGAAAAAAGCAAATGAAGATGGCGTTAATGACGAGAAGCTAACAGATCTTCAAAAAATAAAGAACAAACAGCAATTCTTACGAGCAGGTTCAATACTCGCTAATACATTTTTTGAAGACAACAAAGCCATACAAGCGGCCTTTATAGTTGCTGAAACAGCGGCAGGGGTTCAACGGCAATTTGCAGACCTTCCGCTTCATGCTGCACTACCAGCGGCGGCGGTTGTTGCTGCATCTGGCATAGCTCAATTAGCGGCGTTACAGTCAGCTTCTCCGGGCGGAGGGTCAATATCAACACCTTCAGGCGGTTCAGTGCCAACGTCTGGGCCTGAATCATTTGAGCCTGAAACATCATCAGTACAGTTAACCGATCAAAGCGAAGCGGGAGTGCAAAATTTAATGATTACGATATCAGACGAAAGTGGCAATGTGTTTTTAGATGCTGTTGCGGGCGGACTACAAGATCGGCAGCGCACAGGTAGAGGCTCATGATTATAACAACATCTAATTTACTTGATGGATTAGTGCCTACTATTTTCACGGGTGTTAGCACTGATTTACCGGAAAACGTAACAGACCCAGATTTCTCCACAATATACACTTCATCAGACAGTCTTAGATTAACTATGGATTTCGGCATTACATCATCAATAAATTACATTGCCGTGGCTGGAATAAATATAGAGGGGCGTAAAGATTTTACATCTCGTGTCCGTGTTTATGATGGTACAACATTGATGGCAACTAATTTTATTAACCGTAATCACTGCGTAGTTATAGCGTTTGATGCAAGGGCGTTTAGCAATCTTAGGATAGGTCTGTATAACGATTTGGGGAATGTAAATCCGTCAGTTGCCTATGTTGCTGCTGGTAACTCTTTTACCTTGCCTAATGATGGGGAAATGTCGGGATATAACAGACAATTCCTGAATCGAAATTGGAAAAATCAAGCCACAACCAATAACATAGCCGCGCCAACTGCTGTATTAAGAAAGCGCATTGTAGCCAAAGGGAGCTTAAATAAGCCTAATCTAACCAAAAGCTTTACTGAAACAACATGGCAAGACTTCCTAGATTTTGCATTTACTAATCATTTCTTTATTCAAGAGCAGCCTGCAACAGGTGTTTTATCAGCATTTACAGGTCAAAACTCAAGCTCTTATATGTGCTACAACGTTACAAAAAATACAGTAACAGCACATGCTCAAACTAGATCATTAAATAATGCATCAATCAGTTATGAGGTGTTTAACGGGTTATGAGTACATTCGAAGCATCGAGAGGGATATACGATCAAGAGCATTTTACTGTTGTTGAGATAGACTTGCCCGTTGTAAATGGGGCATGCACTATTGGCGCTGAGCCGGGGTTTGGTACTCCGCTATCTTGCGATCAACCAAGCGATGGAACAAAAACATATAAATTTACCAATACGGACATTAATCTTGGCGAGTCGCATATATGGAAATGCATATCAACAATCAGCGAGCAAACAGCCAAGCTACAATCAGGTAGGGGCCTAGCAAGTCGCGGAACAGCCTCAATAACATTTACTGATTTCATCAATCAAGATCCAAACCCTAATGCTCCAGCGGTAACTACAGAGGTTAAGGGTCAGGGCACTTTCTTTGGTAAGTTATTCTCTCGACAAATCTTTGCTAATAAAGCAGTTAGAATTAAAAACTATCGTGTAGAGGCTGATGGAACTATTGATTTGGTTAATGGTGCACAGACTCGATATTATATATCTGAATCACTAGACAGCAATAAAAACGGGTCATGGGCGCTAAAGTGTAAGGATGAGTTATCGCGCATAAATGACGGGGATAGTGTGTGGCCTTTGCCTCTAGAGGGGCTTGTTAGGACAGATGTTAACGATACAGCACTAACGATAGATGTTGATCCAAATGTTACATACTTAGTTGGCGATACTGTAAGAATTGGTGATGAACTCATCAAAATCAGTTCGGTTGCTAATATCGGAACAGGCACAGCAACAATATCAACAGCAGCTCGTGGTGCCAATATAATTTACACTAACACGCTATCAAGAACTGTTAAGGATTCTCACACAGCAGGAGATGAAATATTTGTTTGTGATGTATCAGACAATGAACGAATAGATACTCTATTACAGAGAGTATTAATAGATATTGGCGTTCCAACTGCGAGAATCCCTATTGCTGATTGGATTACTGAGATTGATGCGTGGCACGCAACAACACGAGTAAATACAGTCTGGATAGAATCTGAAGACTCTGAAGACGTGTTACGGAGAATATTAACTGAATACATGATTGATATGTGGTTCGATCCTGTTGACAGAGAGGTTAAGATTTCCGCTATTAGTGTGTGGAAGGAGTCAGACGTCACACTAACAGAAAGCAAAGAGTTAGATTTTTTATCTATATCAAGAAAGCGACAAGAATCATTAAGGGCAACAAGAGCGTTAATAGCTTACGACAAGAGATTTTTAGCTAGCGCTGACAGTATTGAAAACTATAAAAAAGCATCACAATTTAAGCGTACAGAATTCGAGGGGACTGATTTATTTGGTGAACCTAAGACGATTCAATTTGACAACTCGTTTTTGATTGATAAAGATAGCGCTGACTTACTTGTAAACAGATACGTTAATCGGTACATAAATCCTTTTTCATTCTCAGCAATAGCATCAGAAAGAAAGGTCACATACAAAGTCGGAGATGTGATAAATCTAGTTGCCAGCTCAACTCCTGGGTTTGATGGATTGCCATCGTCAACAGAGCGCGGACAAATAACTAGAATCAACCCTATTTACGGCAGAGTGGGCAGGACTTATGCGATTGACATAGGCACATATGCGCCTGTTTTCGCTAGCGGATCAGAAGTTGTGATCACTGGTAATTTATTTAATGTTAATCTTTACACTCAATACGCTGGCGCTCCAAATGTCGCGGTAACTATTACTTTTATATTTAACGGCGTATTATCTGGCAGTACAGCAGATAATATTCAATCAATTAGAGCTGGTGCTTTCCCTGCTGGATCAAAAATAATTATTATCCTTGCTAATGGCGCTGACTTACAAGCCAAGGGCGGAAACAGTGTCAAGGGCGGTGGAGCTGAATTCGATCCAGAATCTGATCAATGGTTCACAACCACTCCGGGTGATAGTAAAAATGGCGCTGTGGTTTATGATGCTATGGGAATAGACACAGACATATATTTTAGTGGTGCAACCCCATCAGCAGCATTCCCTGTTGCAGATGGCTTTATCCGCGCCCCATCAGGTGGAGATGGTGGATTTAACGCTAATATCTCAATACCAAAAGGCGGAAATAGTGGAAATGCTGGTTCAGGCAGGCCCGTCGGTATCGCTGGCTCAGGAGGAACAATTAGAGGGGCTGCAACGGGCGATGATGGAGATATTGGAAATAACGGTACTGAGTCAGGGCCATTCGGGCTTGATGGTGTCGATAATGACGCGACAGCAGGGTTAAAAGGCTCTGGTGTGGTAGATAATGGCGCAACAGTGGTATTCTTCGGCAGTACCGCAACACGGTACGTTAACGGTAATGGTGATCACTAGTGTATAATATAAATTATTTAGGAGTATTTAAATGGCTTGCGTAGGTACAGACACACCTTGTCGAATTGCTGGTGACGATATGCTTTACGCTGTGCAATTTACAGACAGTGAGGGCGTTGCTAGGGATTTAACGGGAGCAACCGCCAAAATGGATCTTAAGGATGCAGCAACTGATGTCGCTGTTGTTCAGGCAATGACAGGCGGAATAGTTGATGCTGTAAATGGCATGATGAATTTCACATTGACTGATATAGAAACTGCGGCTCTATTACCCAGAGCTAGCGCAACAAGAGCGCTAGTGTTTAGTATTAAGTTAACTTATTCTGACGCATCAGAGCAAACCATAATGACAGGCACACTAACGCTTGAGCAGGCTGCAACAGCATGACAGATATAGTAAATATATTTAATGGCAGAATAGGCGATTCCGGAACCAATGGCGAAAACGGAACGGGCGTTTCGGTTATTCGAGAGTCCGTTATTGATAACCCCGTCCTTGATATTTTGCATAATAACAATTTATCAAACACCTCTGCGCTAACATGGACCAGAGCTGGCGAGGCATTAATAGAGGATCGATATGGTAACTTTGAATTCGTAACGGGCGATGACATAACAAATATACTTGATTACAGTAATGATTTTACGCAGTGGTCAGACTTCACAACATCATGGACAGCAACGAGTACAGGCAATGCAGACCCAGAAGGTGGCAGTAC